GCTGAGCCTATTATGTATTACCGTCTAATGGAATGGGGGGACTTACATAAATGGAGTAGTAAAATGCATATAAGTGAATCACATAGCCCCTTATTCAAGCAACAAATGTGTGGAGGGTATGTAATGAAAAATAACGCCACTCCGAAGAATGACGCTACCCAATTAGACACTGGAAATTATACATTAGTTAAGCCTCAAACCAAAATGGAAAAAGCAATAAGTTACTTCATTGAAAGGGGTAACGAGGGCATGACGCATCGAGACGCTGACAGGCTCTATTATGATTCGTGTCTTAATACAACAGTAAGCCTTATACAGTCTATGTATGGCATCCAAGTTATGCGTAAGCCTAGCAGCAAGACAAATGCTTATGGGGGTAAGCCTTTCCATAAATACTGGATAGCACCGGGCAAAGAACGCCAGCGAGCAATTAAAATTGTTCAACAAATGGCAGAAAAGCGCGGCGTAAAGCCTAGTAAAGCAGCTTAAGCCCTTCGGGGCTTTTAAGGGCGCATTATGGCAGTCGAATTAGTGGTGAGAGCCATACACACAAAAACACCTACAGGCGAGAAGGTATCTGCTAACTCTACTTGGTCGGTATTAATCTGCTTATGTGAACATGCTAACAAAGACACGTTACTTTGTTGGCCCTCACATAAACGATTGAAGTTTACTACTCAATTAGGCGGTGATGCTGTTAACCGGGCTTTAAAGTGTTTAATTAAAAATGACTTTATTACCAAGCAGCGAACACAGACAGCTAACAGATATTTGATTAACGAATCAAAATTGCAGGTACTGACTAGCGGTATCCCAGATATTGATAGTCAAGATCCGGAATACAGACTATCAGAATCGGGGGTACTGATAGTCCGAGACGAACCTGTTATTAAACCTGTTAAGAATCCTGTTAAGAAACCTGTAAAGAGTAAACCAAAGAAAAAAACCATATCCGCACATGTTATTCCTGATGATTTTTCTCTGACTCAAGAAATGCGTGATTGGTTTATTGAAAAACAGATTGATTTAAACATTGAGGAGGAAACAGAAGAATTTATTGAATTTTGGCAAAGCGAACAAGGCAAAAAGAAAAACTGGCTTCTCACTTGGAAAAGCAGAATGAGAGAGCAAAAAAAGAGGTTTGGCGGAAACGCTAGACGCAAATCAAAAATGCCGCAGCCCGAAGGCTTCGAAAGTAAAGACTACGGCGAATCTGACAATATAAGGTTCTAATTATGCAACTTATTAAAAAAGTATACAAATGTGAAATACATGGTGACGTGGAATATATCGCAAACTTGGATTTTGATTCTGCCGCTGATGGCTATATTTCAAGTGAGCCACCCAATGAAAATGATAGAAATCAACCGTATTGCCAGCAATGTCAAGACGATCAAGCAGAAGCAGAGGAACACGCGGCACTCATAAAAGCAGAGCAAGAGCAAAAAGAACGCCAGCGCAAAGCTCGACATTATAAACTTGGCTTGCCTAAACGCTTTGAAAATTGCAACTTTGACACCTTTAAACCTTCAACGAAAGCAGCAGGACAAAATTTAAATGTCTGTAAAAACTATGCTGATAATTTTGAAAGCGTTCTAGCTGAGGGTAAAGGCTTATTGATGGTCGGAAAGGTCGGCACTGGTAAAACACACCTAGCTTGTGCTATCGGCTATCGACTTGCTGAGAATGGCTATCAGCCCCACTACGCATGTTTATCAGAGGTGATAAGACGCATTCGTGCAACATGGTCGGGTAAGGTCACAAAAACGATTTACGATGATTATTACGGCGAGGAAGTCGTAGTTTCAGAACAAGACGTAATCAATGACTTTGTAAATTATGACTTGCTAATCATTGACGAAATAGGCGTACAAAGCGGCACTGAAAGCGAGCGCAACTTGATATTTACTATCATTGATGAGCGTTACCAAGCAGTGAGGCCTACAATCGTTATATCGAACCTGACCGAGAAAGAGCTTGCACCGTTGATAAGTGAGCGGTCAATCGACCGGATAAAACAATTCAGCGGAACACTTACCTTTGATTGGGCTAGTTACCGCACAGCAGCATGAAACAAGGGGCGATTTATTCGCCCTTTCCTTTTAGCTTTATATGGCAAGCATCCTTTACCCATTCAGCAAATGGCTGACTATTTCTATCAGCGTCAATTTTATCAACCAGCGAATCTTCAAACCTGATATTTTTACGTGTAGAGCCTTTTCGTTCATCAGAGCGCTTAGGTTTATTTTTGCTATTATCTTGCATTTGGGTGTGTACCAGTATTATAGTGTTGGTGTGTACCGCTAGTGTACGCAATTTTAACCACCTAAACAACGGAGAAAGTCATGGGTAAAGATGAATTGAGAGAAGAAGCAATGTGTGAGTTATCATCTGCAGCAGCAATGTGTAAAGCGTTAGAGGCTAGCATGGATTCTGATAGTTTTGAGCTAGAGAAATTCGATATTGCCACTATTAGCGGCACAGTCGCAGATATAATTAAGCGTTCAATGAGGAAGTTATAATATAGTTTGTAGCCCTTTGTAGTCGGGTATTGTAACGGTAAAAGTGAGGTATATTATAAGTGTTGCTCAATGCTTAAGCAGCGGGCAACCAATGGTTAGTTGTAAGTAGTACAGGATTGCGTGTTTGCTCCTAAATTCGATAGTCATACATGCAAGCCTGATAAGTGCGACATCTGCGAGATGTAGATTAGCATAAGGGCGGTAAGGTTAATTGCCTTTCCTTATCGCCCACCCCTTTTTGTTGGTTGCCTGATTTAATTAATTAATATCAAGGTAATCATATGAAAAAATTATTAGAGTTACGCAATCTTAAAAAAGAGCTTCACGACAAAATGAAGTCTCTTGTCGAAACTGCAGAAAGTGAAAAGCGTTCACTTAGCAGCGAAGAATCAAAAACCTTTGAATCACTTCAAAAGCAAATCCAAGACACCAACGGCCAAATCGAACGCGCCGAAGTCCTAGCCGACAATGAGCGCAGCCTTGAAACCGGAACAGTCAAAAACAAAGCCGTAGATAAGCCAAGCAATGCAGAGTTGAGAAACTTTGTACGCACTGGCGAAAATCGTAGTTTAAGTGCTGGCGTTGCGGCTGATGGTGGTTATACCGTAATTCCATCGGTTGATAGAAACGTCTACAGCCTATTGCGTGATAACTCAGTTTTTAGACAAAACGCAATGGTGCAAACCATATCAACAGAAGTATATAAAAAGCTTGTTAACATCGGCGGTACCTCATCGACTTGGGCCGCTGAGAGTGACGCTCGAGGCGAAACAAATACAAGCAGCCTAGAAGAAATCGAAATCTCTTTAAACTCACTATTTTCCTACCCTACTACAACGATGGAATTACTCGATTGGTCAGACTTTGACATTGCCGGGTGGATAACCTCAGAAGTGGCGCTCGAATCAGTAGAGAAAGAAGAAGCAGCGTTTTGGAATGGTGACGGAGTGAAAAAGCCTAAAGGTTTATTAACTTACACCACCGCAGTAACAGCAGACGCGACCAGAGCCTTTGGCACAATCCAAGAGCTAGAATCAGCAGCAACAGGCGTGATTGACGGTGACGACTTAATCGACTTTGTACACACGCTTAGACGCGGTTACAGAGACGCTGCCAAGTTTTACATGAACGATGCCACTCAAGCCAAAATACGCAAGCTGAAAGACACAGACGGTAACTATTTGTGGAGAGCTGGCATTGCAGAGGGCGAAGCAAACACCTTGCTAGGCAAAGCGGTAGAGATTGCCGAACAGTTGGAAGATGATTTCATCGTTTATGGTGACTTGATGAGAGCTTACACAATTTTAGATCATGCAAGCGGCGTAAGAATGTTACGAGACAATGTGACTCAGCCGGGCTTTGTCAAAATGTTTACCACTCGCTACGTTGGCGGCGGCTTAATCGACAGTAACGCGGTTAAGTTCCTAAAAGCTAAAGCGGCATAAATTAGAGGGGCTTAATTGCCCCTTTTTATTCAGAGGGTAAAACATGATCACAATTTCAGAATGTAGATTGCAATGCAACCTAGACGAAACCGAAATCGAGTTCGACCGATGGTTTGCACAGTCAATACCCGCAGCGGTCAACCTAGTGGCAATGGCAATCAATCGTCCAATGTATGAATCACAAGCGGCGCTCGATGCTGATAGTGAAGCTTTAGACACTGCCATGGTAATTACACCTGATTTAAAAATGGCCATGTATATGCTCATCGGTCATTGGTTTGTTAACCGGGAATCAGTCACCGCATTAAACCTTAATGAAACGCCCCAAGCTTTTCATTCAATCGTTAACGCTCATCGACTCCACTCGATATAGGACAAGCCAATGAAATTAGAGATACGCGCATCCAGTGACATAACCCTAGAGGGTAAAAAGATTGTTGGCAGACCGATTGTCTATAACAGCCCATCCGAGGACTTAGGCGGCTTTGTAGAGATAATCTCACCGAATGCCTTTAAGGACTCATTACAGGGCGATATAAGGGCATTGGTTGAGCATGATTACAAAATGCTACTAGGCCGGACGGTATCAAAGACCATGACAATTGGTGAAGATAGCCAAGGCATATTTGTTGAGATAAGCCCACCCAATACACGCACCGCCAGCGAACTGATAGAGAGTATCGAGCGCGGCGATATTAGCGGCATGAGTTTCGGCTTCACAGTGAATCAAGACGGTGCAAACTGGAACTTTGACAAAAACCCTGCACTAAGAACAATCACCAATGCCAAGCTGCACGAAATCACCATAACGAGTATGCCAGCATATAGAGCCACAAACGTGGAAGTCGCTACCCGGTCAATGCAAGAGCATTATAA